CGTGCTGGGCCGCGACGGCGGCGGGGTGCTCGGCGGCAGCCGTGACGGCCTCCGGTGCGGACTCGGTGACGGCCTCGGCCTCGGCCACGACCTCGGCCACGTCCTCGACGGTCGGCTCGACGGTGACCTCGACCTCGACCTCGGCCACGTCCTCGACCACGGGGGCCTCGTCGGCGGCGTCCACCTCGGGGGCGTCGTCGGTGGTCGCCATCTCCGCGATGAGCGCGGAGGCGTTGGCCTTCACGTCGGCGCGGCGGGTGACCTCGGCGCGCACGGCGCGGATCGCGGCGACGATGCGCTCGGCCTCGGTCACGGTGGCCTCGTCGCTGTCCTCGGTCAGACCGAGCGCCTGGTACGCGGCGACACCCTGGTCGGCCAGCGCGTTGAGCGCATCGAGGTCGAGGTCGGTCAGCGACTCGGGAAGGTCGAACTTGTCCATGAGGTGCCTCCTGGCAAGGGATGGGGTGGTGGCGCATCCCTCACTCAGTGAGGTTGGCGAGGGGCGTTGCGCCGGACTCGCTCTACTGAACGGTGACCATACGCCAGTCCCCCCGCCACCGCGCAAGGTAGACGGGGGGACCGGCGTGTCGTGTCAGGCGGTGACGGCCCGGTAGACCCCACCGAGGCGACGCACGATGGCCTGCGCGTCAGCCAGGGAGTTCACGGTGACCTTGGAGCCGTCGCTCTTGGTCACCTCGTACTTCATGCCCTTGCCCTTCCCGCACCCGCAGCCCATGTCAGACCCTCTCGCTCAGGATGTCCAGCCGGACGCGCTTCGCGTCAGCGGCAACGATGCGTGCCCGCTCGGTGCGGGCGGCGTCCTCACGCAGCATCTCCACGACGCGGCGCGCGGTGGCCTCCACGTCCGTGTCGAGGGTGAGGGTAGCGGCAGGCTGAGGGATGATGCCCGCCGCTACCAGCGCGGTCTGCTGCCCCCCGGAGGCTGCAAGAGACACCCTCGGCACCGGGAAGCCGGGCACGTTCACGGCCAGTGCCGCCACCAGTTCCAGGTTGCCCCGGATGCCGCGCCAGTCACCGGAGAGCGCCGCCGCCTCCAGCGCGTGCCGCTGGGCGTCGGTGACGCCGGAACGGAGCACGCCCGAGAACCAGATGCCGTGCGCGTCCTCCCCCACGGCCACGTCAGCGACCGCAGCCCCCGTGTGGTCGTAGTGCGCCGCCGCCGACCGCGCCGATGCTTCGTGGCTGGCGTGCCCGGTGTTCATCGTGATCTGCCCCACCGGGATGCGTCCGGCGTCGGTGAGGACGGTGCCCGTCGTGAAGTAGGCGTACTGCGCCTGCGAGTGAGGGGCGGTCACGCAGACCTTCTCCCCGAACCCGATGTGGCAGGTGTCCCACAGCGCCAGGTGCCCGAACACCCGCTCCCCGTCGATGGTGAGCGCCGTCGGCCCGGCCAGGCCGGGGTCCGCGAACGCGGCAGCGGGCAGCACCGGGGCGGCAGCGGCCACCAGCACGACCGACTGGCTGCACTCGTCGCAGTCCTCCACGGTGGCCTCCACCGTCTCCCCCGCGTGCCCGCCGAGCATCTTCTTGTGCTGCGACGGCCAGTACCCGAGGGCGTCCTTGTGCCACTCGGCGCACGTACGGTTCAGGTACGCAGGCCCGACGTACTTGGCGAGTTGCTTCCGGCAGCGGTCGAAGTCGCCCGGCGCGCCCCACCCGATCTTGCGGAAGCCCGGCTTCTTCGGGTCGGTCCAGTAGTCGTGGATGCGCCGCGTCGCCTTCGGCTCGGTCACCCAGCCGGGGCCGCGCTTGTCACCGGGGCCACGCGGCACCGGCCCGGCGAACTCCTCCGCGTCCACCGCCCACGTGTCGGGGATCAGGTCGGGCTGGTCGAGTTCGCGGGCACGCTTCTTGATGTGCCGCTTCACGGCCTCCGGGTCGCTCGCCCGCCCGATGGCCTGGATCGCGTTGTGGAGGTCATCGACGGTGACGATGGGGAACGACCCGTCGGGCATGGCCTTGCCCTCGTCGGCCAGGCGACGCCGCTCCTCGGGGGAGTAGTCGCGGAACACCTCGGCCTCCGCGATGGCGTCCTCCACGGTGACCTGCCCATCAGCGGCCAGCGCCTCCACTTCCTCGTCACCGAGGGACACGAACGCCTGCGCGAACGCGGGGATCGCGCAGATGGTGGCCCCGCAGATGCGGCCCTTGTCGATGGTCATGGACTGGTCGTGGGGGTCGCCGTTGTCAGCGTCGCCCATCGTGATGTTCGCGTCGTCCACGTCCACGGACACGCCCCGCAGGTGACCCTCGGCCAGCAGGCCGATCACCTCGTCGGCCTCCGGGGTGGACGCCCACACGCCCGAGGCGTGCAGCAGGTTGCCGCGCCGCTCGATGTTCTGGATGGACCCCACCACCACGGACCCGTCGTGGCCGCTGGAGTTCACCTTCTGCCACGACAGCGGCAGCGGCAGGTCACGCCACGACATCGACCCTTCCGCGAACCGGCGCTTGTCGCCGGACCACTCACCCTCGGGGGCGAGCACGCCGTGCCAGCGCAGCGGCTCGTGGGACAGGTCCGCCTCGGTGATGACCGGCTCCTGCTCGTCGTCCATCATGTCCTCGTCGGGCATGGCGTCGGCGGGGTCGAGGTCGTCGTCCATCGTGAACTCCTGCTGGTCGGGGCCGAGCCACAGCGCGAGCCGGTCGAACCTGATGGTGTCAGACGGCTCCCCCGTGGCCGGGGATTCGGGGTACCCCAGCGTCAGGTGTGGCGTCCACTGCGGAAACTGCTCGGCGCTGTCGTACGCGGCCCGGATCACCGGGTCGGCCAGGAGGGCGTCACGGATCGCGGTCATGCTGCCGGGGTCGAGGAACAGCACGTCGGCGTCGTCGTCCCCGAGGGTGCCGCGCTTCGCCACGGGCAGGGTCGCGGGCTGCGTGCCCTCGTCCACGGCCACGCCCGCCACGGCAGCGGCCAGGGCGTCGGTGTCGTCCAGCGCGTCGTACTTGCCCAGGTAGACCAGGGTCATGTGGGCGGGCTGCTCGGACGACGCCTGGTGGATCGGGTCGTCGGCGGCGGGCAGCGCCACGATCACCGCACCCGTGCTGTCAGCGCCAGCGGTCAGGCTTGTAACCGTTACAGGCGTCACCCGGATCACGCACCGGCAGTTGATCCAGACGGCGGGGTCGCCCTTCGGCTCGCCGGGGTACCGCAGCCGCTCCCCCATGACGAGGAACTTCCCCCCGAGCACACGGGTCTGCCCGTGCACCACGGCGTGCCCGTCGCGCACGTCGTTGTCCCGCATGGTCACCCACTCCTTGCGGGAGCCAGCGGGTGCCTGCGACACGGCGGCGTAGTTGATCGCCGCGACGGCCAGCCACTCCGCGACCACGGTGGGGTCGGACTCGGCGGTGGTCTTGGTCAGCGCGGGCCGGATGGCACGCAGGTACGCGGCGACGCGCTGCCGCGACGCACCGGGGTGCAGCGCCGTGTACGTGTCCGCAGCGGCGAGGCGCAGGTCACGGGCGATGTCGTCCCCGGTGAGGGCGCTCTCCACGGCGGCGCGGTGCCGGGCGGCGGTCCTGGTGATCGCCTGGTCGCGCTCGGCCCTGAACGTCTCCAGGTCCATCAGTCCTCCACCCGCTCAGGCCAGTGCCACGTCCCACCCTGGGTGTTGGACTCGTCCTGCGGGCACGCCTCGTGGAAGAACAGCCCGGTCGGGTTGATCGCGCACAGCCCGATGCTGCCGTCGGCGTCGTTGACCTGCGTGACGATCGCGGCGCGGCAGGTGGACTCGTACTCGCCCTTCGGCGTCCCGTACGAGCGGTAGTGGACGATCCGTCCGATGCTGGGCTGCATCACGCCACCTTCACCGAGGCCAGCACGACCGCCATGCGCTCACGGGTGTGCGGGGTCTGCGTCGCCAGCAGGTGCCGGGTGTACCCGTCGAGCGCGGCCACCAGGGTGTCCACGTCGTCGGTCAGGTGCGACAGCACCCGATCCGCGCACGACCACGACCCGTCGAGCATCTTGTCCAGCGAGTCGGTGCGCGCCGCGACCTCCAGGTACACGTCGGCGGCGGTCACCTTCCCCGTGAACTGCGTCGCCGACCGCAGCCGGTTCCCGGCCCGCTCCAGCGCCCGGTACACGAGCACGTCGCACGCGGCCATCAGCGACGCCGCCTGCTCGGGGATGTCCCGCGTGGGGTGCTCGTCCAGGGACCGGCGCGGCTGGAGGTTGTCGGGCATCGGCTTGTTGACCTCGCCGGGGATCACCTCGGTGACGATGGGCAGGTCCGTGCCGAGCGCGATGATCGCGGCCTGCGTCTGCTCCGGGCTGGTGGACCCCAGCGCGATCTTCCGCAGCAGCCACTCCTGGAACTCCCGCTTGTCGGGACGGTCCTCCGGCTCGAAACCCGTCTCCCGCAGCAGCGCCTCCGAACCGAGTTCGCCCCGGTCCCACAGTTCCAGCGCCTCCTTGCTGCGGTTCGGGCGCAGCCGGATGTTCGACGTGTCCCCGACGACACCGATGGTCGTCAGGTCGTCCACCTGCTTCGTCAGCGCCGGGCGCAGGTACGCCGTCGTGATCGCGTTGGCGACCACCGCCAGGCGCGGCTCCGTGTGGGCCTTCACGCTGGCCTCGTCCACCAGCCAGGCGTTCCAGTGGTTCGTCTCGGCCATACCCAGCAGCACCTCGGGCGGGATGTCCATGCCCAGGGCCAGGCGCTTCACCGCCGCCTCGCGCATCTCCTTGACGTTCGCGTCCACCTCGGTCCAGAACGTCACGTGCCTGATCTGGTTGAGGGACTCAC